CCCGTAGCGATGCCTGTCCGAAGGCTTTGTTCTCGGAACGTGAGGCAATCTTGAAGAGCACCTAAGAGTCGGCCGGTAGCGATGCCTGTCCGAAGGCTTTGTTCTCGGAATCAGCGAACCCAGCAAATCGTTGTCGGCAATTGCCGACAGTTGCAGCCGGCCCCGCCGGGGACTAGAATCGTGAGATGCCCTACCCACCAATCGCTAGCCGAGAATTCTGGATTCCGGTTGCCCTCTTCGCCGCCGGCGTGGCGGCGTGGCACCTGGTCAGGCTGGCGCTGGGCTGGGAGTGAATCCCACTGGAACCGAGGTGCACAATGGAGTTCTTGCTCGTAGCGACAATCGTCGGCGTCGTCATCGCCGGCATCTGCGCCATGCTGGGCTATGCGGTCGGCACGCAACGCGGCCAGGGCCCGCTGGGCATGGTGCTGGGATTGTTTCTGGGTCCGATCGGCATACTTGTCGCCTCCCTTCTGCCCGAGGCGGAGCAGCCGATCTATGGCCATCCCAAACGACACCGGCGGTACGTGCCCGGTCAGAGCGTTCAAGAAGAAGAGACCGACGAGTGGATCGGAAAACTCTAGCCGTGCTGATGCCGCCAGGTGCCGGCGTTGGCGTGACCGCAGTAGCCGCCATGCTTGATCGTGAATCCCGCCGCGCGGACCTTGGCCGCGAAGGTCATGCAGTCGCAGCCCAGCAAGTCGCAGCCGTCGGCCGAGAGATTCAAATCGAACCAGGGCGGCCGGATGGCGCGCAAGACCGCCGGCCGGCATTTCCAGAAATGGTCGTGATACGACTCCTCCTCCGCCCAGGCATTGGGCGTCGGCATCTCGCACTCGCAGCTTACGACGTCGCCATCGATCGCTAAAAATCGTTCGATTCCCGGATGCGTGATCGTCACGTCGTTGTCGAGGAAGCAACACCAGTCCAGGTCCGCATTCTGGTCCAGGAGCGGCAGCATCACGTCGCGGATCATGGAATTCCGCGCGGCATGCAGCGGGACTTGCTTGGCGGTCATCTTCCGCAAGCCGAAGGCGAAATTATCGATGATCCATTGCTCCGTGCTCGGCGGCAGCGGTCCGCTGAAGACGTTGGCGACGATGGCGGCGTGGGCGAGCATCGCTAGGAAGTCCTGTAGATCGCGCGGACGGTGACGTTGGCCGGCTTGAGCACATTTGCGCCCGCGTCGCCGACGGGCGCGGTGACGGTCGCGCCGCCCGTGGCGGTACCGATGTCGGCGGCGATCGCCGATCCGGACTGGAAGGCGCAACTGCTGGTGAGGCTATGCGTGTGCTGATCGCCGGCGTTGAGGGTGCCCGGCGTCGAGCTGCTGATCATGGGAAAATAGTTATTGAGCGTGGACGTGATGTCCGTCCAGCCGTTGGGGATGTAGGCCGCGGAGGTATACAGCAGGCGGATCGTGCCGAAAGGATCATCGAAACAGGGCGTCACGATCGTAAAGGCATTCGCCCCGCCCGTGGTTACAAATCCCACCACGTCGCCGGAGAAAACGGCCGTGTATTGATTGCAGCCCGTGGCCCCCGACGTCGAGGCGGCTCCCAGGATCGGCGTATAGACGTTGAAGGGCGAACCGCTGGGGCCCGATCCATCAGCCTGGCATGCCTTTACGGAAACGGCCAGGGCCGTATTGGCCGGCTGATTCGTGGGCGTGGATTGCACGATCCCCCATTGCACGTTGGCGGATTGGTAATCGGCCAGGTATTTGCCGATGCCCTCGTCCCAAATGCAGATGATTCCCGTACTGCTTGCCGGAATTGCGATCGGCCCGTTCTGGATCCCCGTGACCACGCCGGCGGAACTTGGATCGCCGCCGCGATCCATCACGTCGCAGGTTGTGCTGTTGAAAGTAGCGTTGGCCGCCACGGGCGTGGAGCTGATGCCGACCTTGATGATCTGGGCCTGCGGATTGAGCGTTTCCAGCACGCTGTAGGTCGTGGAAGTATCCGTGTTGCCGAGGACCTGGCAGAGCACCAATTGCCCGGAAAGCGTGCGAAACTTGGAGACCTTGTCTGCGACCGTGACCGTTGTGCTGCTGTCGGCAGAATAGCTTTTCGACGCGGCGGACCATGTATAGGGATTGGCCGTCGCCGTGCCGCCGGGGGCCAGATTGGCGGTCAGTTGATAGATGCTCAACAGATCGCTGTCGTCCTGCTCGTAGGTGCGGCCAAAGGCCGCGCCCTCGGCATCCTGCATCAGCTCGGTCTTGCGAACCGAGGCGGCGATCCGATCGATGGTCCGCTGGGAAAAGTCCATCAGTTTTCCCAGATGCGGGTAAAGAGGACGACGCTCGCCGTATTCGCCCGGGCGTAGAAGGTGATGGCCGGCTCGAGGCGGCAGATGGCAAACTCGCCGGGCATCAGCCGCAGCACCGGGTAGAAGGTGGCGGCGACCTGCACGCCGATGCTCACGTAGTTTGTGGCATCCAGGTTTTGGAAGGCGGCATAGCCGTAGGCGGTGAGGCTGCCGATCGTGATCACCGTCCCGCCTGCCGTGGTGGGGATCGATTGCGATCCGCCCGTAACGCCGCTGTTGGTTTCCGTGAGCGACACGGGGCTGGGTGCAAATGCATCCACAAATGAGCCGTTGGTTACCCGCACGGCGCCGGAGAGATTGATGGTTCCGCTCATTGGATTGGTAGTTGGCTAAAGTCTTTGAGAGGATAAAGCGTAAAGGTCAAGAAAACTGCATTGCCGGGCCCCGGGTTGGCGAGTACATTGCCGTTGCCGTCCAGGAGGACGGGACGTGTCGCCTTCTGGCCGTTGGACAGAATCGCAGGGGCGGGCGGCCCGTAGTACGTCCCGCCGCCAGCTTGATTCTTCCCTTTGACCAGGAGGCCCTCATCGAGCAATTTCCGGTCCCACGTGGCCCTGGCGGCAAGAACCAGTTTCAGCACGCGAAAGGGTATGAAGTTGCGGCGCTGCCAGCGGCTGATGTTGATCGATTTTACCTTCAACTGCTTGGCGGCAAAGTTCAGGCCCTCGATCGTCACGGGACCGGCGTTGACCGCGTCGAAGTAACTATTGACCCAGGAGGGTACGCCGGCCACGTTCATCGTGAAGGTGACGAGATAGTTCATCACGTCCCGCATCACGCCGTTTTCGAAGTATTGGCCGGCCGAATTGAGGATCGCATTGCCTTGAAAATCATAGTGCGTGGGGAGCTGGATGGTTTCCGTTGCCCATTCGATCTGCCGGGCATCGTCCAGCGGGTTCGGCTGTTTTGGATTCTGATTGTTGTTTTGCGACCCGTCATTCAAGGTGTAGGTGAGCGTCACCGTCCAAATCATCTTGCCGTGACTGTCCGGCGCGGCGTGCCGCGACGAGAGGGTAAACATCGGATCGGTCGGATAGGGCGAGCAGAGGACCGGGCAGGCTGCCAGCACCAGGTCGGAGCCGTCCGTGGGTAGGCTGGTCAACACGCGAAAGACGCGGATCCGCGTGTAGGTTTCTTTCTCGCCGCTGGACTGGTCGTTGCCGTCGCGGCCGGCATTGATTTCTTTGACGCTGGTGATAGCCATTAGTTGAACTCGATCACGCCCGTGGGTTTGTCTTTGATAGCTTGCAGAAGGGCCGCGATCCGCGCGGTGTTGTCGGCTGTCTTCTGGGCGTTTTCGTCTTTCTTGTCGCCGCCCTGCATGGCGGTGAGGATCGCCTTCCAGGCCGCGTCTGATTCCTTTTCCATGGCCTGCGGCTGCTGCACCGGCTGATTCTGCTCAGCCTGCATCTTCTCTTTCAGTTCGGCCTGGATCTTGGCCTCGGCGGCGGCGCCCTGGCCGGCCCCGATGATGCCCATCTCGACGCCCTTGCGGATCTCGTTGATCTGCTTGACCTGCTTGTCCAGCGGACCGGCGGTGAGCTGCTCGGTCTCGTCACGGACGCGCTTGACGAAGTCGGCCTCCTCCTTGTTGGCCTCGTTGATCGCCTTCTGGGCCTCCAGCTTCTGCTGCATGGCGTAAAGCGCGCCCGCCGCCTGCTGGGCGCGTTCCTCCTGGGCAGGGCCGGCGTCGGGATGCTTCTCGTGGAATTCGTAGAGGAACTTCTGCGGCTCGCTCATGCCCGAGGTGGCGGCGCGATCGCGGGCGGCGGCAATTTCATGCTCGCCTTCGAGGAAGGATCGCTTCCGCTCCTCAAAGGCCTCGTGGGCCATCTTGGCGTTGACCTCGGCGACCTTCTCCGCCAGGGCCAGCCGCTGCTGGGCCTCTTCCGCCTCCTTGGCCGCGTCGGAAAAGTGCATGTAGGCGACGGCCGCGGCCACGGCCCCGCCGGCCATCAGGGCCCAGCCCATGGGGCTAATGGCATTGAGGCTGGCCTGGGCGGCCGTGGCGACCTCGATTGCCGTGTGCAGGGCGTGATAGCCGTGCACGGCCTCGCCCAGCCCCGAGGTCACGCCGCCGAGGCCGGACACGGTCTCGCCCATCGAGCCGCCCATGGCCTCGCCGGCCTCCTTCGCCTCTTTGCCCAAAAAGCGGAAGGCCCGCGAGGCCCCGCCCACGTGGGTCTCTATCTCTTCGCCCTTCTCGCCGGCGATCTGCGCGGACTGGTTGAGCCCCGCGGAAAACTGGGAGTTGTCCAGCCGCAGCGTTGCAACAAGATCGCCGACACCCGTGGCCACTTACAAGCCTCCAAAAGTCTGCCGCGCCAAATCCTCGACCTTCCCCGGCGATGCCGTGGGAACTGTCTTGTCGGCCCAGGGATCAAAATCATCCGGATCGACCTGGGCCAGGCAGCTCGCGGCAAAGCCGGCCTTGACGATCTCGCGCAGGCGTTCCTCGGGATCGTGCTCCAGCAGCTCCAGGGCCACCAACTCGTCGAACTCTTCCGGCGCGAAGCGATCGAGGATCGCATCCACCGGCACCCCCTCCCGCCGCGCCATGCGGGCGGCGATCAGTCGGCGGGGGTGGGCTCGGAGTTTTTTACGAGGGCCTCGAGGTCTTCCGGCTTGGTGCGGGTATGGGCCGCGCACTCGTTGTAGAGATAGCTCGTGTCGGCCGAATCCCAGTCGGCGAACTTGCCGGCGTCGGCGCTCGTGACCAGGCGATTCCCGTCGCCATCGACGAGGCAGAGGGCCAGATAGCGCCGCGTGCCGTCTTCCAGCCTTGCGCGGCTGACCTTCAGATCGCCGCCCTGGGGCACATAGGTGCTGGCCTGGTGGGCCGACAATTCCCGCTCCGTGAGACTGCGGATACGGACCCTCGCGCCGGAGATGGGCAGTTCGACGGTCTTGAAGCGGCGCTTGTAGGGTTTGCCGAAAAGTTCGGCGGCGGGCGTGAGCTGGTCATTCATACAAGAAATCTCCTTCGTCCTCAAATTCGTTTTCCGGTTCGCTTTCGGGCTCGTAGTTCGGACCCGGGATCCAAGATCCGTCCTTCCGGTAACCGACCATCACACCGCGGTCAAAAGCCTCGAAATCGTCGGGGTGAACGCCCTTGTCGAGCCGTTCGAAGGCTTTGGCCGCCAGCGCCATGTCTTCCGTCGTCATGCCGGCCTTCTCGCGGCAGGCCTCGTCGGCCGGCTCCGCGCAACCCATCTTCACCAGCAGCCAGGCGTGCTCATGCTCGATGAGCGTGCCCCGCGGCCGATCGCCGCTGGGGCAATCGGCATCGGGCGCGCAACGCATGTCACGAATCAAGCGGCAGAGCACGGCGTGTCTGATCTGGGTTAGCTGATCGTCGGGATGGTGGTGATCTTGGCGTTGAACTTGGCCTTGAGACCGTCTTTCAGCGCGACCGTGCCGCCGAGACCGAAGCCGACGGCGGAGAAGCTCATCGTGCTGGCTATGGTGCTGTTGAAGGTGGCCGTGCACGGGCAAGGAAATGAGACCGCCGTGGAGGTGCTGGTGGCCTGGATGATGGCCAGCAAGGCCGTGTGCGAGGCCAAGAGCGGATCGAAGAACAACTCGCCGGCGATCTTGCCGCATTCGACCCGCCAGGTGGGCAGGTAGGGAATGCCGGGGACGGCGTTGTCGAGCGTGTCGGCCTCGAAGTGTTCCTGCTGGAAATCACCGAAGTCGAAATTGATGATCTGTGCGACCGGCGTGAGCACGCCGGACATGGTGACGGAGAGCTTCGTGCCCTTGCAGGGAATCTTCGACATGATTTGAGTTAGCCTTTCTTTGCTTTGGCCGCTTCCGCGGCCAAGACCTGGGAAACTTTTGCTGCGGCCGTTTCCAGTATTTCCGGGCCGGCGGCATCGGCGGCCTGGGCGATGATGCCGGCAAGCACGTCGGGCATCGCGCCCGTGCGGTGGCCGCTTTCCGTGCGGCGGTCCTTCGTGCCCAGCAGCCAGTGGACGTTAGCCGCGGAGATGCCGACGCCGCGCTTTTCGCGGCTGCCTTTCTGCCCGCGCTGGGAACGGGCCTTGGCCTTTCGCTGCTTGGATTCGCTTTGCGTGCCCACGGAGAAGCCGGCCTTGCCGGCGTATTCGTCGCCTTCCTTTTTCAGCAATCGTTTGCCGACCGTCTTGCGGATGGCGGCCTTCAGTTCACCGCTCACACCCATGGCGTTGACCTGATCCTTGATCTCTTTGGCCAGCACGCCGAGCCCCGCGTTGACGCCGGCCTTGGCGGCCTTCTTGGCGGCCTTGTCGCCGATATCGATCAGCGTCTGCGAGAGTTCGGCCAGACCTTGCAGGCTCATGGCGCGTTCCAGAGGATCGTGAAGGTCATGATGTGGTCGTACCAGTGGGCCGTGCTGCCGTCGCCTTTAACCGCTTCGCTGTGCGTGGTTCTGTCGAGGATGGCCTGGAAACTGCCCGCATAGCCGGCCAGGCCGGTGCCCGGAGTGGTACCGTTGCTTTTCACGGCCGACTGCAAGGCGTCGGAATCGTCATGCGTGCTCGCCCGGCAGGTGATCGTCACCTCGGCGATCACCAGGTCGGGCAAGGCCTGCAGGTCGTTCTGCTCTTCCTCGCCGTCGATGTCCATCACCAGGCAGGGATAGGCGCTGGTGCCGGTGACCCGCTGCCAGCTATTCCAGATCCGCGCCGTCGTCGTATCGCTGCCGACGATGGCTGTCACGGCCGGCATGGCGAGGAGAGCCGATTTGATGCTCGTAAAAATGTTCATTCGTAGAGGACTTCGGTGGCCATGATGTCGAGCTCGCGGTGCAGCTCGCCGACGTCGTTGACGTTCGTGATGTTGAACGTCCGGCCGTCACAGACGCCGTACATCTTGGGCGTGATTCCGGGCTGAAAGAGCATGCGGATCTTGTGCACGTTGAGGCCCTGCTGGACCTTGTTCATCCAGTGTTCCACGCCGCTCATGGGCTCGATCGAGCACCAGGCCATGGTGATCAGCGTGGGCGCGTTCGTCGTCTCGCCGCTGGGCGTGGCCGTGTCGGCCGGCAGATAGATCGCCATCCGCTTGCGGAACTGGCCGATGGGCGGCGGCTTGTAGGTGATGGCCATGGGAGGTTGTCAGTCGTCAGTTGCCGGTTGTCGGTTCACTGAGAACTGACAACTGAAAACTGACAACTCTTAAAACTCCTTGAACCGGTAGGGCGTCAGCAAGGCGTCGATCGCTTTGGGCATCTCGGCTGGGGCCTCACCGCGGTTGAGATACAGGTGCGTGATCATGAGTTTGATCGCCTGGCGGATGGGCAGCGGCACGTCGGTGGCAAGCTGGCCGTAGCCGCAGACGACCTGGACCGTGACGTCGTCGCGGTAGCCGCGGGTGATCGGATAAGTCTGCAAATAGGCCGCGCGGATATAGGGCAGGCCGTTCTCGGCCGAGGTCTCCCAGATCGAATACGGCAGCGTGAGGTAAGAGCTCGGGCCGTTGCTCGCGCCTTGCGGCGGGAGGTATTTGATCCACTGCACCCCGCCGTTGTTGCCGGTAGCGGCCGTGCCGCCCGTCCCGGATCCCGGATTGCCGGCCAGGGCATAGGTAAATCCCGTGGCGGTCAGGCTGGTGATCGGAAAGCTGCCGTTGTAGCCCGTGGGGGTGACGCCGGAGATCTGCACCGTCTGGCCGGCGTACAAGGTGGAGAGGAACTGGTCTTGATCCGCGGTGCTGAGGAGCACGGTGGCCACGCCCCCGCTCCAGGAGCTGCTGGCGATCGAGCCGTCATTCCAGCCGGTGAGGACGGGGGCGCGAGGGATGAACATCTTCCACCAGTATCGATCGAACCAGTATTGCCAGGTCTGCGTGATAAACGCGCTCCAACAGTACTGCTCCAGGATCGTGCGGGCGGCGGTGATCAGCGCCTGGATGTAATCGCTGTCGAACTGGCCATCGACCCGCAAATGCATCTGCGCCTCGGTGATCGAGACGGGTTCGATCGCCGGCGGCGTAACCAGCAGTTCTTGGGTACGATGATACATCAGGAAAGTCCTTAGTACTTAGTGCTTAGTACTTAGCCTCTAAGGTCTAAGCTCTAAGCTATAAGCTCTTGACCAGGGCCCCTTCTTGGCCTTCGCCCGGCCCGGGGTCATGTGCTCTTGCTCGCGGGCTTCGGGCACCAGGGCCGCGGCTACCGCTTCTTTCGCCGGTTCCGGATCCGCGGCGGGCTTCTTGTCCGCTTTCGCGATCCGCTCCGCCCGCGGCGGCTTTTGATTGATCCAGTTCAGGGCCGTCGCGTCCGGAACGTCCATTACGTCGCCGACGCTATGGAAAACCGACGGCCGCAGAAGTTTGACTTGCATGACTTGTTTCCAGTTGTCAGTTGTCAGTTGGCAGTTGTCGGCCGTCGGTTTACTGACAACCGACAACTGACAACCGACAACTACGAATCAGTTGAATGCTGCCCAGCCGACGACGTCGCCGGCCCCGCTGGCCCCGGCAGCGACCCAGACCTGGGAGACGTCCGAGACCTGCAGCGTGACGGTTTCGTCCAGCTCGTTCGGTTTTGCCGGCGTATTTGAAGCCACCGGGCTTGGCGTGATCGCGGGCTCAATGGCTGCCGGGGGCGGGGCTGTTTCAATCGTGTTGGCCGCAGTACGTTGCATATCCGTTAATTGACGCATCTTAAGCGCGATTCGCTTCGGATGCAACAGTAGATTTTCCAGAAGCTTCGCCGGGATTGGTCCTCCTGAAAGTAA